AAGAAGAAGCTAAGCACAAGCTTTATTTCCGACGACAAGAACGTTCTAGGCATTGTCGTTACGACAGAGGCCGGATTTGAAAAGGGCGAGTACGCCATTTTTGACACCGCTACTCTGCGTGGTATGATGGGTGTGTTGGACGAAGACATTCAGGTTACGGTAAATAAGGTAAAAGATAGTCCAAAGTCGCTTGGGTTGCGGGATGCTGCAACTAAGGTGACTTTTGTTCTTGCCGAACCTAGCGTCATTCCAGACGTGCCGGATGTGAAGGCACTTCCTGAGTTTTCGATTGGGGTAGCTCTTGACAGCAAGTTCATGAACACGTTCGTCAAGGGCAAGAACGCACTTCCTGATGTGGAAACTTTCACAGTATTGACAGAAGATGACAAGACGCAAGTCATTCTTGGTTACTCCAAGAATCAAAACACAAACAGAGTGGCGTTCACTGTTGACTTGAGCGAAGGCGAAGGATTGAGTAGAGAGGTCAGCTTCTCAGCACGGTACATGAAAGACATTTTACTGGCGAACAAGGAAGCCCGTGGTGGAACGATGAAGGTTTCTGAGAAGGGACTTTCGTTCATCTCGTTTGACATTGACGGATTCACCGTAGAGTATTATTTGGTTGAGATCAAGTTGTCGTGATGAAAGACAACATTCCAGAAATAGAACTGGAAATGACTTCAGAAGAAATCAAAGCGCGCGAACCAAAGCTAGGCCCCTGGAAAATCAAAACTAGTGATTGGATGATGTGGATTGATGGTATTCATGGTTATGCGGAGTGGCAAAATCACGTTACCAATGAACATATTGACGTAGACTACGACAAGGCCATCTTGTATGTCAGAGGGGATCAGGAAGCGGTCGAAGAGTTGAGAAAACTACTACCAGATGAATGATTTTCTACCAAGTGAATTCTTTGACATAGAACCAACTACTGTAGACACACTACGGGAAAAGTTTCGCCTGCATATGGAGATGCTCAAAACGCAGGATGTATACGAGCACACTCTGTACAAGAAGTGGAAAGAGGTTCAAGAATATCGCCGGTTTATCAATCGGTCAGAGGTTGTCAAGGCAAAGATTTGGACTCCGACTAATATAGATGATGTAGATTTGACTAGAGCAGAGATACTGGCTATAGAACCTAGAATCCATTACATCGATCCTGAAGAAGATCAGCAATTAATGGAAGAATGGTTGATGCTTCGGGTGTTCGTTAGTTCGATGAAGTTTGACCAAAATCCCGGACGCGTCCTCAAGTTTTTGATTTACGACGATACCAGTGGCGCTTATCTTGGGCTATCTTCTATTTCTAGTGATGTGATCGCAATGTCCGCCCGTGACAAGTGGATGGGATGGAACAACGAGCATAAGCTGGATAAGGGAAGGCTCAAGAACTCCGCAATCGGTACTTGTATCGTTCCAACTCAGCCGGCAGGATTCAATCTATTGGGTGGCAAGTTAATTGCGTCACTCTTAACTACGAAGGTAGTGAGAGATGCGTGGTTGAGCGTTACTGGCGAACCATTAGTAGGACTAACTACGACTAGTTTGTACGGCGCCTCGTCAATGTACAACGGTATCCCGTATTGGAAAACGTTGGGAGAAACTAAGGGTAAAATCTACCTCAAGCCTGACGATGATGTGTACAAAGAATGGCATCACTGGATCAAGGACAATCATCCCGAAGAATATATTAGAGCTACTGTTAAAGAGGGTATAGTTGGGCCGGTTACTGGTATCAAGCAGAAAATCATTGATTTGATTTTTAAGTATTCAAGTATCAAAGCATCGCGATATGCTCACGGGTTCAATCGTGGGGTGTTCTATTCACCACTCTACACCAACACAAGAGAATTCCTTCGTACTGAAATTGAGTTCGAAGATTTGATAATGGGCGAACGAATAACGAAAGACATAGACGGTGTGGTGGAATGGTGGAAAAAGAAAGCAGTCAAGAGATATGAGAAGCTACATGCGAACGGTACACTGAAGCCGGAATTGCTGTACTACAATCAGATGATTGGCATGAGTTGGGATGAAGCTAAGAAATGCTATTTGGGAGATATTGGCCGATGAAGTATACGGGCACTACTTTTGAAAAGGAATGTAAGCCAATGGACTTAAACGAATTGATTGGAAGATTGGCGGTTTGTCACCACGGATTGATTGGCGAGATAAAAACTGCACAGTCGTCAATAGGCGGAGTCATTGTCCGCGGCCGCAATTTTCTTACAGGCGAACGTTGGCAATCTCAACGCCCCTCTCTGCTTGACTCTGAAGTTGAGAAGAAATTGCGAAAAGCCCTTGCATGGCTGAAAGATCAGGAGGCAGGCTAATGAGTGAACGAAGACGAGAAAGAGTATCACTCAAATGTTACTGCGGTAGCACTTGGGTGACTCTTCACGAAACCGGACGATGGGAACGGTTTGTTGGTTGGTGGAAACAGAATGTTCTTGGAGATCCGGCAGCTAGATTTCTGCACGGCCCCTATATAGCGGTTTGTTCGAAGTGCAAGAAACGCCGTCGTGAATTAGAACGCCGCAACTATCGTTAGGAGAAAAATTATTATGAACCGCATCACTAGCCTTTTAACTGGAACCGTTTATCTTTCCGGGCCAATGTCCGGAGTCCCAAAGCTGAATGCCCCCGAATTCTACAGAGTTGAAAAGATTCTCCAAGACTTAGGGTGGAAAGTATACAACCCCGTGCGAGTCAATGAAGAAACTGGAATGGATTCCGACGAAACCCTCAGAAGTGAATTCATGAGGCGTGATGTGGAACTACTTCTTAAGAGTGATGCGATTTGTCAGTTGCATGGTTGGCAACGCTCCCGTGGTGCGGCATTTGAAGCAATGGTAGCATTTGAATTGGGACTAGGATTCCTGAATCAAAGTGGAGAGCCGATTGAGGGTACATCCCCCTTGGTTGAGTTGCAGCGTCGAGCCGACTTGGCATGGGCCGACAGCGAAGATTGGCAATCTGCTTTTCGCACTACACAACTTCCATTTGCAATTGCGCCAGAATACAAGGAAGACTATCGCAAGGGAGAGAAATGTCCGACTTGTGGTATGGTGAAATGGAATCATAGAGATGAGTGAAATGAAAATAGTCGAACTAACTAGAACCTGTATTGCGTGTCCATCACAATGGGATGCTAAGTTGGATGATGGCCGGCCGGTTTACATTCGATTCCGTTGGAATTGGTGTAGTGTACGAGTTGGGGAAATAGATGGTGATAAATGGTCTGCTGTCCGTGGTGAAGAGGTGCTTGGTTTTGAGTGGGGTGAGCATCCGTTATGTGGTGATATGTCCAACGAGCAGCTGATTGAGGAATTGATCGCTCGTGGATGGGAAGTAAAGGTTGACAAAATAGAAGACCCCTATGAGGGAGAATATGATGAATGATATCAACGAACGAAGAAGTATATTCGTGTATGAGGCGGCACGATTGGCCGCTATCGCCGCTGGGGCACCAATCATTCCGGCGACTTGGACAGAACGAGAAGCTGATTTTCGTGAACAATTTATTCATATCATTGAACGGCAGAGTGGACCTTCACGTTCCGCGTCACCAGAAGAGTTGCACGGTTCGTGGATGCAAGCATATCTAGATAGAGGTTGGGTTTATGGTGAAACATATGATCCTGAAAATCGGATACACCCTGATTTAGTCCCGTATGCTGAACTTGGCACATTAGAGAAAGACAAAGATGCTGTATTCGTCGCTCTCTGTGAGATAGCACGACTATACGTGCGTGAGGACGAAAATGAGTGAACACTACTTGTGGGTTGAAAAATATCGTCCTACGTCTACCAAAGGCTACATAGGAAACAAACACTTCATAGAGAAATTGGAGGGATGGCTAGATGAAGGTGACATACCGCATCTATTGCTCTATGGCCCTGCTGGAACTGGAAAGACAACAGCAGCCAAAATCATCGTCAACACGATTGAGTGTGATTTTCTGTTTATCAATGCCTCTGACGAAAATAACGTTGAGACAGTCCGTAACAAACTCAAGGGTTTCGCGAGTGGGATAGGTTTCAAGTCACTCAAGATAGCAGTGTTGGACGAAGCAGACTTTGTGACTCCACAAGGCCAGGCAGCATTACGCAATCTAATGGAACAATTCAGCAAGACCTGTCGTTTCATTCTAACGGCCAATTACAGAGACAGAGTGATTCAACCGCTAATCAGCCGGTGTCAGGTCTTTGAGATTGTTCCACCGTCACGCAAACAGGCGGCAATGCACGTGGCAGGCATTCTTGAGAAAGAGGAAGTCAAGTTCACTCCCAAGGATATGGCATTATTGGTGGATGCACACTATCCAGACTTGAGACAGATCATTAACGATTGTCAGAGTCACTCCAAGAATGGCACTCTTAATGTTGAGGAACGAGAAATAGCAGAGAGTGATTACAAGACACACATCGTACAAGTGCTCTTAAGTGATTCTCCCTCTAAAGCCAAGTTCCAAGAGGTAAGACAGATTTTAGCCGACTCAAGGGTGAGAGATTTCGCTCCGTTGTATCGGTTATTGTTTGACAAGGTTGATCAACTCAGCCCGAATAACATTTCTGAAGTCATCTTGGCCATTGCTGAAGGACAAGTCAACGATGCGCACGTAGTAGATCACGAAATTAATATGATGGCGACACTAACCAATGTGTTGCGGTTGCAGAAATAGGAGAACACGATGGATAACATACTACAAGAGATAAAAGACGAACGGGCATATCAAGACGGACGTTGGGGCGGACACGCCCACGACGACCAACACGGCCCTAACGAGTGGATTGCGTTCATCACTGCGTATGCCGGAAAGGCATTTTATTGTTGTGACGAACATCCCGCTGACTTGTTGGAGTTTCGTAGAAACATGATAAAGGTGGCAGCACTAGCAGTAGCCGCTGTAGAATGGGCAGACAGAAAAGACTTCTTTGAAGGTCTAAAAACACAATAGGAGAATAGAATGAATCAAGGATTTATACAACCGCCTGGGTCAGGGATGCCTGGTATGGGCGAAACCCCACCTCAAGCACAGATCAATGTCAGTCCAAATGAATTGGATGATGTGAAATGTGAATGTGGAAACTTCACGTTCCAAGAGGTGATCTTGTTGAAGCACATGCCAGCACTCATTTCGCCGACGGGCAAACAAGGCTACATCCCTATGAAGGCATTTACTTGTATAGTGTGTAACCAGATCCCGAAAGAGCTTTTGGCCGGCTTAGGTGGTTGGTTTAAGGGCGACGGCCCACCTGCTCCACAAGTAAACGAGGAAAAGATCGAAGGCAGCCAGCTGCCTGGATTAGAGATTGTTTTGCCGGACAAGGAAGATGGGGAAGGGAAGTAATCAACGCCCTTTCTCCATAGACTACTGTTCGGAAAAGCAGTTGACTTCAAATTGGGAGAAGGCATTTGGCAAAAAGAAAAGCAAAGACAAAGACAGCGAAGCTGAAGACAACGACCCTGTTCGAACATCTGAACGCAATTCAGACGAACCAGGCGATTGATTATTGGGACAGGCTAGATGACGTTAACAGAAAATCGTACAGCGTCTATATGATAAATCGTCTGCTCAGCATGAACATGGATTATGTTGAGTTAGTCAATGAGTTTCAAAAGCTCTACGGTCCTTTAACGGAGCGTGAGTCTTACTTGTTTTATAGTCAGATGCTTCCTCGCAGGAAGCAATGGAATAAGTATGTCAAGGGTAAAGGCGAAAATAGGCATGAAGGTTGGGTAGTTGAATTGATTGCTCAACATTTCCAAGTCAGTGAAGTAGAGGCGGAGGCGTATGCTGATTTGTATATTGCCACGTCGGAAGGCAAAAATTGCATGAAACGCATACTTGAAATGTACGGCACAGACCCGAAGAAAATCAAAAAGGTGGTCAAATGAAAATCTATCTGGCAGGTGGAATGAGAACCGGATGGCAGAATATTGTCAGACGAGCAGTTGAGCACCACACTTACTACGATCCGCGTGACCACCATCTAAACGAATGGCCTTTATACAGCGCATGGGATTTCGGCATGGTGGCTAATTGTGATTGGGTATTTGGCTATTTCGAAGAGGGCAATCCAAGTGGTTATGGATTGTGCGGAGAAATGGGATACGGAAAGGGACTAGGCAAGAGAATCATCTTCGTGGACGAGATATCTGCAGTTAGCGAAAGACACCGGAACCATTTGCGTCTGTTTGAGTGGTTAGCAGATGCTTACTTCACTGACCTTCAAGATGGAATTGATTTCCTAGCGAGGTTACCATGATTAAAGAGAAACCGTGGGGCAACGTCAACATATTTGCACATACTCCCTTTTATCAGGGCAAGATTCTGACTATCAAAAAAGGTGAAGCTACAAGTCTACAAAAACATGCGCTTCGTCACACCAACATTTACCTTGACGAAGGCGTACTGCTAGTACATCACAACACAAACAAGCAGAAAATGTATCCAGGTGAGAAGAAGCATTTCATTCCCGGTGATGTTTACCGCATGGTGGCGTTAGAAGAGGCGAAGGTGATTGAAGTTTCTACGCCACAAACTGGTGAAACAACCGTCATTGAAGATAGGTACGGAAGAAATGAGTCAGACTAAAATAGGTGTAGGCAGCCTACAATTTTACAGCTTTTGGGTCAAGGCATACAACCAAGATAACGAGTTAGTTTGGGAAGGGATAGTAGACGGCAGGCCCGAAACTCGCAAAGATGGGATTAAGATGTTGAGGATAGAGAACAACACAATCCCACAGGAACTACGAGAAGCATTTGATAAACATGGCGCACTCAGAACAGAGTGGGAACCGGCTTGGGAGGAAGTGGCGACTAAGCAGCTTACTGAGGAAGTTTCGGTACAAGATGAAGATAACCAAGCTGGAAGTAAGGGAGATTGATAAGGTAGAAGCTCTCTCCCTGATCTTCAAGTTCCACTACTCAAAAATTATGCCACGGCTCACCGATGTTTACCTTGGCGGTTTCATCGGCGATGAGCTAGTTGGTGTTATTACTTTGGGTTGGGGTGTGCGTCCGCTCCACACCATTAGAGTGTTGTTTCCTTCACTTAGGGCGGAGGATTACTACGAAATCGGCAAGATGTGTATGCATGAGGATATGCCGAAAAATTCGGAATCAGTCTTCCTGAGTCGGACGCTTCGATGGATCAAACAGAATCGTACCGACAAGAAAATCCTATTCACCTGGGCGGACGGAACACTTGGAAAGCCAGGCTACGTCTATCAGTCAGCCAACTTTCTATATGGCGGATTTATCTGGACAGACTTGTATATGTCGAGTGAGGGCGAGAGAATTCACCCCCGAAGCTCACAAGGAATTACAAGTAAGTTACAGCAGAAGGATGCGAAGTACGGTCACCGACCAACCAAGGCACAATTGAAAGAATTCGGATGGAACCACTACAAGGGAAAGCAATTTAGGTACATTCAATTCCTATGTGATAAGAGAGAGCAAAAGAAGTTGCTCAAGGAATCTACAGTAGAGTGGAATATCGCCTATCCGAAAGACAAAGATTTGGAGTGGAAGATTCAGGATTTAGATACGGGTGAATGGAAGAATTGCCCCAAGATCAACTACAATCCTGAAATCAGCAGTGAAAGCAACAAAGCCTTCATTCGCAACGAACGGAAGGTGTGGACTTACGAAAAGTCTAAGGAGTTTTTTGATTTCTAATGGATTGGTTTCGTTGGTCTGAACTACGACACAGGATTGAGCGAATTACTACACCCAAACAACGAATGCTTGCCAAGAAATTTGTCAACGACAATCACTCATATATCAAATGGAGTGATAGACCTTCACGCAAGTTGTATTGGATGCTGTTTGAGGATTCACGGGTTGTAGGTGTGTGGGGATTGGCGTCAGCATTTGGTTGGCCGACAACGATAAGAGAATTCATGGAGTCGAACTCTATCAGCTTTAACGAATTAGGTAACAACATAGTGTATTGCCTAAGTGGCCACGAAGATAGAAACGCCGGCACTAAGTTTCTGAAATTGCTTAGGTACGATGCCCGGAAATGGTGGAAAGAACGATATGGGGACGAATTGAAAGCTCTTCAGTGTTTTGTTCTTCCGCCTCGCAGTGGAGCGATGTACAAGGCAGACAATTGGTCAATGATTGGCATGACCGCAGGAACTTCATTGGCAATGAGAACTCTATACGGAAAAGACAGAGATGAAATTAAGGATGGTGTGGAAGTGAGAACATTCAAATCAGGCGAAGTGAAGTATCTTCTAAGGGAGTTTGTTGAATCACCACAGAAGATGATATTCGTAAGGTTACTTTGATGGGTAGAACACGAACTGTTTCGTACAGTCAGTACAAGATGTGGTCGGATTGCCCGTTACAATGGAAGTTGACATACATTGATAAGGTGTTGCCTGGCGAAGATAGCATTCACAGTGTCTTTGGATCAGCAATGCATGATACTATTCAACATTGGCTTAACATCATATTCAACAAGTCAAAGTTAGTTGGCCGCACGATGGACTTGGGTGATATTCTCAAAGACAATATGATCAAACACTTCAAGAGAACTACCGTTGAGGAAAACGATCAGAAGTTGTTCGTTTGTGACAAACCTACGTTGATGGAGTTTTACGAAGATGGTTGTAAGATTCTCCGTTACATTCAGGAGCACGTTGACAAATTCTTCCCCACAGTGGAGTGGACGCTAGAGGGTATAGAAGTACCGCTCAGTATTCAAGTCAGAGATAAATTGCGGTTCAAGGGCTATCTAGATATCATCTTGCGCCACAAGTTAACTGGGGTCATTAAAATCATTGACTTGAAAACCTCCACGAAGGGGTGGAATCAGTACGCTAAAAAAGACAAGTCAAAGACGAATCAACTGCTCATCTACAAACGGTACTACTCAAAGAAGTTTAAGGTTGACGAGGATTTGATTGTCGTGGAATTCCTAATTCTCAAGAGGAAGTTGTTTATGGGATCACCGTATCCAATTCCGAGAGTTAGTCCGTTTGTTCCGCCTCACAAATCTGTGTCGGTTAAAAAGGCAATGAACGAGTTTGACAATTTCTTAGGTGAGGCTAACATCGCCTACGAATACCCCGATACAGCAAAGGTTAAAGCAACACCGTCTAAATCGTCGTGTCGCTTTTGCCCATACAACAAAACAGAGCATTGCTCGGAAGGAGTTTGGGATGAGTGATGGAATGAGAGACAGCAATCCTATGATGGCTGACACTTCGCCCAGAGGAATTGCTATCAGCGAATTTTACGCTCCAGGATGGGCACCCGGTAACTTGGGTAAGTTGCTTACTGCTTTATATGATGCAGGCGCCATTGAACGGGTAGAACGATACAAGTATCGCATTGTAGCTAATGACAGAACAGTTGACTGCACGAGGTATAGAGATGAATAAGAAAAATTCACGGTATGAAGCGTTCCTCTACGGTGAGTTTGTAGACACCGATGAGAATAGCACAGATTTGCTTCGCCGATGTACGACAAAGTACGGAACCGATGTAGTGATGAGCGAAGACTTCAAAATTGAAAAAGAAAAAGAAGCACACGCCCGGTCGTAAGTGTGTCATTGATGACGGCACTCCGTTTGCGGAACCAGCTGTCATCAAGAAAGCACCGTTCACTAACCGTGGAGATACATTCGTAGTTGTCGTTATTGCATCAGAAGATATGGCTCGCAATGGAGAGTATTTTCCACGAACATTTGAAGTACGAATTCCAATTGAAAGGATTACGTTAAAATGACTTGCTACATTACTCCACCTAACATAAAACTGATTCCTGTTCCTTTGGGCCCGTTTACTTCACCAACAGGTCCCTATGATCACACATGCGGTTGCACTTACGGGTGTTGCAGTTGGGAAGAACCAGACCCAGACTGTCCGGCGTGCAAGGGAACTGGACGTAAGAAGGGTGAGTACGTTCCGTGTCAGCGAAAATCTAGTGAAGATGATAGAATCAAAGAAGGCACTCTGTATTTAGGTAAATGTGGTGAAAACTTTTGGGAAGTTGGTAGATGTCACAGAGCACATTACGGGTGGTCGTTTTGTGGCCATCAACTTGATATGGTTGAATTCCTATACGAAATGGTGGTAGAGGAGGACAAATGATCCGTATCGTGGACGGCAACATATTTGAGGCGGACACACAAGGAATTGTTAATCCAGTTAACTGCGTAGGTGTAATGGGAGCAGGCCTTGCAAAAAGGTTCGCTAACTTCTATCCTGAAATGGAAACGGAATACAAGAAAAAGTGCAGCCAAGGAGAATTGAAGCCAGGCAAGATTTTTGTTTGGGTGATTGACACCTATGACGAGTTGCTTTACATCTTTAATCTCCCGACTAAAGTTGATTGGAAAGACCCGTCTAAAATGGAGTACATACGAAAAGGAATCTCTGCTCTCATTAGGACAATGAATGAGCATGAGGTTCATTCTGTTGCTATCCCGGCACTTGGGTGCGGATTGGGTGGTTTGAAATGGGACGATGTGTCTCAGGAAATAATAAAACAATTTCAGAGAGAGCCAGATAAAACCATTTGGCTTTATCCGCCGAAACCATGATACTTATTGTAGATAAGTGTAGATAAAGGTGAATATGACCGAAACAACAACCATTAGAGTAGACGCTGAAGTGATACGCAAACTTAGGAAACGGTGTGCGCACGAACAAGTGCCAATGAGCCGTGTGGCTAAGCGACTATTTGAACGACTTTTGAATGGTGAATTTTCTGGCAGTTTTGCCGATGTGATTCGTGAACAAGACAAGGAGAATGAATGACCGAAAAGAAGCCGGGATGGATTCCCCGTGAAAAACGCAAGACTATTTTACTTCTCTCTGACGATATGCGTATGACAAGTGGCGTTGGAGTAATGTCAAAAGAGATTGTAGTCAAAACAGCACACAGATATAACTGGGTGCAACTGGGAGCGGCGGTCAAGCATCCTGAACAGGGAAAGCTCTTCGATATGTCCGACGCCGTGGGAAAAGAAGCTGGAATAAATGACGCAAAAGTGAAATTGTATCCGTTTACAGGCTATGGAGATCCAGAAATAATTCGGTATCTTCTAATGAATGAGAAGCCGGATTCTATCCTTCACTTCACAGACCCACGGTTTTGGGTCTGGCTTTATCGTATGGAGAATGAGATTCGTGAACACTGTCCGATTTTCTTTTACCATATTTGGGATGATACGCCATATCCGAAATACAACGAAAATTTCTATCGCTCTTGTGATTGGATCGGATGTATTTCCAAGCAAACCTATAACATTGTCAAGCAAGTGTGGCAAAATGGGAAAGACAAGGGCAAAATTGACGACTGGCGAATCAGCTACGTTCCACACGGAGTAGATACCAGACTGTTCCGCAAGCTAACTACAAAAGACGAGAAGAAAGAAATTGAAGCAATGCGGAAGAAGATGTTCGGTAACGACAAGGTAGATTTCGTTCTGTTTTGGAACAACCGAAACATCCGACGAAAGATGCCGGGTGACGTAATTCTGGCCTTCCAACATTTCACGCATAAACTACCAAAGGAACAGGCAGATCGGTGTCGCTTGGTTATGCACACCCAGCCTGTTGATGAAAACGGCACCGATCTGCCTGCGGTTATTCGTGATTGCGCACCAGACATTAAAGCGGTGTTCTCTACCGACCGACTGTCGCCTCAGCAGTTGAACATTCTGTACAATATCGCTGATGTAACAATCAACATCGCCTCAAACGAAGGATTTGGAATTGGAACACTTGAGTCAATGTGTGCAGAAAGTCCGGTCATTATCAATGTGACAGGAGGATTGCAAGACCAATGTGGATTCATGACTAAGAACGGAGTGTACCTCCATCCCGATAAGCATTTCAATTATGACTTCGGAACTAATGCAGTTGGTAAATACAAGAAGCATGGCGAATGGGTTTTGCCTGTGTTTCCGGCACAACGCGGCCTAATTGGTTCTCCGCAGACTCCGTACATCTTCGATGACCGATGTGATTGGGCAGACGCTGGCGACAAAATCCTAGAGTTCTACAAGATGACGCCCGAAGAACGAGAACGTAGAGGAAAGTTGGGCCGTCAATATGCTATTGAGGAAGGATACACAGCTGAAGGAATGGGGCAGTGTTTCATAGAGGGAATGGATAAAGCAATGGAAATGTGGCAGGACAGAAGCAACCGTTCATCACGCTTTGTAATGGAGAAAACCATATGAACAATTTCAGCAGAAAGGAATTACAAGAGATTCGCAGGAAAGCACTAGCTCAATCTGAAATTGAGGGACTGAACATCTCTTGGAAGCGGGCATATGAGAAACTTGCCGAAGGCGCCGATCATTTGGATGCAATGATTGCACGAACAGAGTTGTATGGGGTCAACGCATTGGAGGCTATGGAATGGCCAAACCTCTAGAAGAAAGAAAGTCAAGAGTAGGAGAGTCATTTTTGCACATGGCTGGAAAGATGTATCCCGGCCATACTTTTGCTATTGAGAAGAATAGTTTGATGATGGACGGAGAATTTCTTTGTGAGTACACAGTGGGTTTGAGAAACGAAGAACTACGACCAAAATGTGTAAATAAGATAGATGCTGAAGTGGAGGCTTTCAGTGAGCAATTTGAAGAAATAGAACGGCTAACAGGATTTGAAAGGGAGACGGCATGGGCAAACCTATAATGCTTATCCGCGCTCCTGTAGGAACGCGATCTGGTTATGGAGATATGGCAAGAGACATTTGCCGTCATCTCATCAATCTTGATAAGTGGGATATCAGCATTTGGTCGTGTCCGTGGGGACAAACACCAATGAACGCGCTCACTAATGATGATCCCAGAGACAAGCCTATCGTAGATAGAACCATTATGAAAAACAATCTACCAAGGCAGCCTGAAATCTTCGTTAGCATTACAGTTCCCAACGAATTTGAACGGGTGGGAAAATTCAACATTGGCATGACCGCCGGCATTGAGACTACCGCGTGTGACCCAAAATGGATTGAAGGAATGAACAAGATGGATGTAACTTTCACCATTTCGGAGCATTCTAAAAAGGTGCTATCGTTTACCACTTATGACAAGAAAGATCAAAACGGAAACCTACTTGGCAATCTCCGAAACGAGAAGCCCGTAGAGGTTTTGCACAATTGCATAGATCCCAACATCTTCCGTAAAATTCCAAAAACCGAAATAGTTCCTGCCGTCAATCAAGCAATGGATAAGGTGAAAGAGAATTTCTGTTTCCTGTTTGTGGGTCACTGGCTTAGTGGTAATATTGGCGCAGACCGCAAAGACGTAGGAATGCTTATCAAAGTGTTCCTGGAAGTGTTTCGCAAAGTTCCTAAGAAGAATCGGCCTGCGTTGATCCTCAAAACCAGTGGTGCTGGTTTTTCCGTATTGGAACGAGAAGAAATGCTCAGTAGGATTGACGCTGTAAAGGCGTCCGTAAGAGGCAAAAATCTTCCAAGTGTTTATCTGCTGTTTGGTCATATGACTGATCAAGAGATGAATAGTCTTAACAACCACCCGAAGGTAAAAGCGTTTGTCACATTCACTAAGGGAGAAGGATTTGGAAGACCACTGCTTGAAGCGAGCGTAACGGGCAAACCCATCATTGCTTCAGGTTGGTCGGGTCACATGGACTTTCTTACGCCCGATGAAGCGGTGTTATTGCCGGGTAAGTTGGAGGAAGTGGATCAGTCAGCAGTGTGGGAAGGAATGATTAACAAAGGAACGCGTTGGTTTAAAGTTGACTACCAGATGGCAGGCAACTACATGCATCACGTCTGGAAGAATTATCCGCAATTTATCCAACGCGGAGCTAAAATGGGGAAAAGAAACTCAGAACGATTCAGCTTCGAACAGATTCAGAAAGAAACCGATGAGCTGTTCAGCAAATACATTCCTGAGTTTCACATTCCCGACCAAGTGGAATTGAAGTTGCCCGATCTTCCGAAGTTGAAGAAAATTGAATTGAAGAAGCCTGAGGAAAAAGATAAACTGAAAGCCGAGAAACATGGCATGGAAGCTCCTAGTGGAGTAAAAGCTGAGGCCGCTGTTGGCGCAAAGGCAGCCTCTCATGAGATGATGGAATCTGAGGGAGCAATATCCAAGGAAGGTGAGGAAGTAAATGACTAGAGAAAGCGTTCCCAGCAAAGAGCGGGAGAGTAGAGCACTCAAGGATTTTCGCAATGAGCATCTTCCGAATTTTTTAGATGAGGATTTGGAATCGTACCGGAGTGATTTTGTTCGTGGTATGGTTATCGCTTTTACTTACAAGGACAAGACCCGTTGGGTGTTTATCGTCCATCCTGAATGGGAAGGTAAGGTTCATGGACTTGATATACAGCATGTTCCTCGTAGAGATTTGCTTCCGTTGTTTGATGTAACGGGGGCATTGGCACCAGAGCAATTCTATAAGACTTATGTTGACAAGCCTTGGCTTAAGCGATGGAACGCCTATCGCACATACGACCGAGACAAAATGAGCAATGTCAAGATTATCTCATACAACACAAGTAGAGAGCCTGACGAATTGAGTGAAGTGAGAATGGATGACGAACCCAAAACTCCCGTAGTGCCAGATGCAGATATTCTATAGACTCAGTGACGGAAGTTACCCGAAGTTACGATTTGATAAGGCGACCAAGGAAGGTTGCCTTACCAATTTTTTAAGCCATTTCAACGAACTAGGTGACAACGTAATGCTGTTACTGGATAATGTTAAGGATGAAACGTATGAAAAATTCAGTGATATTGCTCTACGGTATAACGGGACTCCTGATCGGCCTACTGGTTACAATATCACTGTACGCAGGTCTTCCGCGGGTAGCAGCGCGGCGTCCTTCCGACTTGTATTTGAAGAGGCGCTCAAACTTGACGACAGAGAACAAGTTTACTTTGTCGAAGACGACTACATCCACTTACTCGGCGCGAGAAATACCTTGGTTGAAGGATTGGGAAAAGCTCCGTATGTCACGCTCTACAACCATCCCGACAAATACATCCCCGCCTCAAAGGGAGGAAACCCCCTAATCGGCGAGGATGGGGCCGAAGAAACAAAGGTGTTTGTAACTGACAGCTCTTATTGGATGCTGACAAACAGCACCACAATGACATTCGCTTCGTGGGTATACATCTTACAGCAAGATGCAGACGTTTGGTCTAAGTACACACAAGGGACCTACCCGTTTGATATGAACATATTTCTTGAGTTGAGACAAAAGGGACGGGCACTTATTCAGCCCATTCCAACTAAGTCCACTCATGCAATGCCTGAGTGGGCGGCTCATTTACATGGAACCAAATTTCAGAATTGGGAAGATGTGATATGACATACTACGAACAGGAGGCTCCAAATGAAACGCCATAAACTTTCCATTACAAGAACAGGCGATGGTTGGTGTGGTCATCAATATTGCACAGGCAATCATAATTTTGACTATTTTGCAGAATGTGATTCTTGTGACTTTCGTAAACAGATTTTTGGGTCAGAGTCTAGCGATAGGGATGCCGAGCTTAGGCTGTTAGATATTGAACACAACCAAAACTTTATCATAGAAAACATAGAACCAAAGCGGTATGAAAAAATTTCATCGCCGTACGACTTATCAAAAAGAACACAGAAATGAAAGATTTACTATTCGGAGCATCCGACCTATACACCTGGGACAAGATCAAGCCGTGGGCACAGTCTATTAGAGACAGCGGATTCGACGGCGACGTAGTGCTGTTAGTCTATCGTGCCGACATGGATACCTTTTCCAGGGAAGCAACCAAATTAGATGTTACGTTGCTTCACACCAACAGCGACAACCACGGAAGGCCAATTGACCATAACGCTGGTGGACGTGACACGCAATGTCATCAAATGCGATTCTTCCACCTGTGGCAATTCTTAGCAGGAAATCCATTAATACCATACGATAGAGTCATAACTACCGACGTGAGAGATGTGATATTCCAGAGAAACCCGTCTGAGTGGTTGAATGATCATGTGTCTACCATAAGACAAATTGTTGCACCAAGCGAAGGCATTCTATACAAGGACGAGCACTGGAACAAAGACAATATGCTGCAGGGATTCGGTCCTTATGTGTTAGAGTACGCTAAGAATCATACCGTATACAATGTGGGAACAATTGCTGGTGGAGCAGATGCAATGCGCGATTTGGCCTTGTTAATCTTTTCAATGGGAGAAGGTCGTTATATCCCCAATGACCAAAGTTCATTCGGATTACTGATGAATGGGAACCTATTTGATGCGGTTCGAGTAGACTTCGCATCGGCGTGGAGTTGTCAATGCGCATCAACGCTCGAACCTTCAAGGTCGCATGTATGGCCTCACCTACTAGAACCTAAACCAATAATCAAAGACGGATTGGCTTACACAAATGAGGAAGTGCTGTTTTATCTAGTTCACCAATGGGACAGAGTTCCTGGCTTGAAAGAGGCGGTAGAGGAGAGATATGGACTATAGTATAATCATTCCATACAGAGACAGACGTGACCAGTTAGAGGTACTACTACCCCGATTGCAAGAGGTATTTAAGAGCAAAGAATACGAGATAATTGTATCGGAGCAGAACGACAACGATAATTTCCGCATTGCATGTGTTGAGAATGTGGGATATGCATACGCAAAGGGCGACACGCTGATATTTCACCAAGTAGATTGGCTTCCAACTGACGATGTGAGCTATGAAGTTGGCGAATATCCAGTGTTACCACATCGTAAGGGAATCTTCCTGAACGAGGCGATGGATGCCCGCCGAGAATATCACGACATACCGTCAGGCTACAGAGATTTCGAAAGGGAAGTAGACCCTAACTTCTACGGTGGTGTTATAGCAATGAAGCGCCACCACTTTGAAGCAATCAATGGATTCAACCCGATGTATATTGGTTGGGGCAATGAGGACGAGGATGTGAGGGAGAGATTCAAGTGGGCGAACATACCAGTGATTAGGAACGAAGTCGGAACTTTCTATGTGTTGCATCACAAAGACAACTGTCCAGGTCCCAGCGATGACAGATATATGGATTTCGTGCAAGGGCGTGAATTGCTACACAAGGCGCATGAGTACAAGCACGTTGGATACAAGAACCTCTATGCCACGGCAGAGATGTTTGAGGTAGAAGAACAAGAGAATGTACGTTGGGTCAAAAGTACAAACTATGTTGTTAGGACGGATTGATGAAAGCATTCGATACATTCGATGGGCTAGTAGCCGCATACGAAGATACCTTAGAGTTTCACACTGCGGTCAGAGATGATATGTTTCGACGTATAGAAGAAGATCCAGAACTGATTACTCTTAGGAAATGGATCTTGGATAACAAGCATGGTTACGGTGAAACCCAATTCTACTGGATGTGGAATCTCATTACCACGCAATTACCGCAGGACTTCAAATTCCTTGAGATAGGCGTCTACAGAGGGCAAATTCCAGCTTTGGTAGCGTTACTAGCGAGCCGACTTGGAATAGAGGGAATGATGTACGGAGTCACTGCTCTTTCTACTATAGGATTTGGCGACACTCATCCCGGCGATCCAGATTTTGAACAGGACATTGCAAAGACATTCGCATTTGCTAAACAACCAACTAATAACCTCAAGCTCATAGTTGGAAACTCAACGGATGAGGCGGTCATCTACACTACTGGTCTTGAAGCACCGTTTAATGTGGTCTACATTGATGGCGGCCACGAATATGACACTGTGATAAGTGACGTTAAGCACTATGCAGAGATGACCAAGATGAATGGTTTGTTGGTTATTGACGATGCAAGTTGTAATCTCAATCTCCCTCTAGAGGCAAATGAACATTCGCGCAAGTGGTTAGAAAAAAACGAACATTGGTCTAAAGGACTTGCGGAAGTTACACAAGCGGTGGAAAATACCGTGATGAAAGATGACCGATTTACCGAGTTGTTTGCTGTTGGTCACAACAGAGTTTGGAGAAAGGTAGCATGAAGAAATTCAATATCTACGCCTACCATTACGGTTTGCCAGACCACAGATTCGACAATGGAATGACTCACGGGCTAGTGGAAGAATTGGGCAGGAAGCATGAAGTGAAGCTGAATCTTTCTACTGCGCCGGAAAGTAAATACAGAGGCGTCCAAATTCCTCACGGTTCTATCTCCATAATTGAGAACGCCGAAACTGGATGGTTTCACATATCAGAGTTTGGCGATGTATGCACAGACATAATGCCGTTTGTAGCCTTGGCCGAGTTCGCTGGCGCCACCTGTGGTCAATACAATTCTTTCAGGGTGGACAAGGATTTGCCTGAATCGTTACAGCATAAGCGAGAGTTAATACGAGCCGGCTACTATCCCGAAACCATTTGGCAGTTTGGTACGCTCAATTATGACTCGATCCAAAAGTATCGCAATAGTGCGAAATTGGAAGACAAGCTCTATTTCAGAGGAACGGTATATCCTCAGCGTTCATGTATTATAATTCTGCAACAGAAGTACCCGAATGAAGTGTCAATTAACATGGGCCGCCTTCCCTTCGACCAATTCATTGCGGAGTTGGCTACCCAGAAGTTAGTGTTGGGTTTGGGAATGAACATTGGCGGAGATATTTGCTTTAGAGACATAGAAATGTTTGGGATTGGCGTTCCGCTCCTTCGTCCTAAGTTAAGAGTCGAGCAACACGACCCGCTCATCCCCGACGTACATTATGTGTCGGTGGATATTGATCTAGACCCGTACTACTTGACGCCGTATAGTCACGAAGCGGTTGCTGACGCAATGTTGGAGCGACACAAGGAAGTAGTCAATGATAATGCCTTCCTCAAGAGTATTGCAGACAACGCCAGAGAATGGTACATTAGAAATTGTTCTGATCCCAACATTGTACACAATCTGATTCGCATTGCAGACTTGGAGAACTTATGACCGTAGAAGAAATCAAAAAGTTAGCCGAGAAGTACGACATAGAAGGTGACGGCGCCGAATATGAGGTGCTGTTGGGGTCAGCTGAGAAGATAAAGAACGTTCCCGGTATTGTCTGTGAGATAGGTGGTTTACACGGCTTCGGCACCTTCCTCTTGATGAATGCCATAGGAAAGCATAAGAAGTATTTGATGATTGACCCATATGGAAACATTCCTTACGATGATGTGTTTGGGTCTACTCGCCGGTGGAATTACTCCAATACAGTAAAGGCCAATATGATGGCTAACCTGGGTAGGTGGTGTGCAGAGAAGGAATATGACTTCTATTTCTATCCTATGACTGACATAGAGTTTATGCGTAGGTTTGCTGACGGCGTGCCGGTGTTTGACGAAGACCCGGTAGGTATAACAGAGTATTGTCTGGTTCACGTTGACGGCCCGCATACTACGCCGTTAGTGATAAGAGAAGCGGAGTTTTTCATCCCACGCATGGCTCTAGGCGGAGTAATAGTGTTTGATGACATAGGACAATATGACCATGCGCCAGTTGACCGACTAATGAAAGAAAGAGGGTTTCGTCTTGATATTGCCGGCCGCACTCACAAGTTGGGCTATGTGAAGGAAAGGCACACTCTATGACTGATGTGTTCATTCTGACATATCGTGGAATTGGCTATTTTGATAGATGGTTCAATCCTTCCAACTATTCTGAGGATACCCGTTTCTGTATAGTTGACAACGGTTCCCAAGTTTTTCCAAAGAGACTGTTGGATAAGAAAGTGTATGCCACGACCCGAAATATCGGTTGCGCTGGCGGCCTGAATCTGTTATCTCACATCGCCTTTGACCATATGGAATTGGACAAAATCATTGTTGGCCAAGATGATGGTATGTTCACACAGGCAATGCTGAACAACATCTGGGCAAACATCACCAACGATGTATTCGTAGGCGGTTATAATCGTTCGTTTGAGTTTGCTTTGTTTGGTATGCACAAAGACTTGTTTCGTGAGGTAGGTGACTTTGACGAGAACTTCATCTTTGGTGGTTGCGAAGATAATGACTACAAGCACCGAATGAAGTTGCTGAACAAACAACTGTTGCCGATGAATTATGACGCAGACCTGAATTGTAGTTTGTCGTCTAAGGTAGAGGGCGACATACTAAAAGAAACGGGCAAATACAACGCCATGTACATTACGATGAAATGGGGTCCCAACTACGAGTACATTTATCCGTTCAACGATCAGCGCATAAACAAAGACAACATACCAATACAACAAGGATTGATAGATGTGTATGGGGAAGTCAGTGAATATCCAAGCAGGACTGAGTATGACAAATTCAAGAGGGCGGCAGAGTGATTCTATCTAAGACACCATTGCGCGTAAGCTTCGTTGGAGGCAGTACCGACTTACCCGCTTTCTACGAACAGAATGAGTACGGATGTGTCATTAGCACTACAATCAGTAGATACGTTTATGTGGCCGCCCACGAACGGCTTGATGGCAAGATTCGACTAGCATATTCAAGTAACGAGTTGGTATCTTCTATTGAAGAAATCAAGAACGAGAGAATCAAAGAAGCGATGAAGCTCGTAGGCCTTCGCGACACCATTGAAATCTTCTATATGTCTGACATTCCTAAAAAGATGGGATTGGGAGGGTCTAGCTCGTTTACTGTTGGCTTACTTAACGCTCTCAACCAGTTTAAGGGAGTGAAAGCGTATCCCGAACGATTAGCTAGAGAGGCCTGTAAGATAGAGATTGACATTCTGAAAAATCCCATAGGGAAGCAAGATCAGTACGCAGCAAGTATTGGGGGGATGAATTACTTCCGATTTTCAGCAGATGGCACGGTGTCAGTTTCGCCGATTTTAATTGATGAAGATTTGATACGTTCGATGATGGACAATCTGTTGTTCATTTACTTGGGCGCGGAGCGATCCGCTTCTAGTATTCTCACAGATGTTGTGGCTCAAATGGATATCACCAAGCAATATCTGTTGAAGATGCGTGATGTTACTGACCAATTACATCGTGAATTATTGAAACATAACGTAGACCAGTTCCCGTTGGCACTTCAGGAGAACTGGGAACTCAAAAAGCAAACATCCGGCCTCATCAGTAACGGATACATAAACGACTTGTATAAACTATGCATATCAGCAGGCGCAACCGCAGGCAAACTTTTAGGAGCAGGTGGCGGAGGATTTCTAATGATGTACGTTCCGATTGAAAGTCAGCCGGATTTCTTTGCTAAAATGAACTACATGCAGATTTTTAAATTCGATGTATCACACGCCGGTAGCACAATAGTGCACGAGGATACCAAATGATAAAGACACCTTTCGCTAACGTATTCAGACAATACATAACGCGGTGGTATAAGACGTTACACTACGATGAAGGTCTGTCTTTCATTGGGCCAAACATTGAATGTCTAGCTGATGACTTACGCCGTTGTTGGATTGGAAACCATAAGGTCTTTCTTTGTGGAAATGGAGGAAGTGCAGCAAATTCCATTCACCTAGCAAATGACCTCATATACCCCGTGTCAAAGAAGATTGGTAAAGGATTAAATGCTGTGTCATTGACTGCTAACCCGGCTGTTCTTACTTGTATAGCAAATGATGAAAGTTACGAAAAGACATTTTCAACGCAATTGAAGGCGCAGGCACAACCATATGATGTGCTGATCGCTCTTTCTGGTAGTGGTAATTCACTCAACATCTTAGCAGCAATTAAACAGGCCAAAGAGATGTTAGTTAAGACACACGCTATACTTGGCTTTGATGGTGGAAAGGCCAAAGGTATGGTGGACAACCCGATTCACGTTGCGGTTGACGATATGCAGATAGCTGAAGACATGCAACTTGTGGTGGGACATATAGTCACGCAATGGCTTGCTCTCAATAATCCTTATGCAGTCACGGTGGGAGAAATGTATCCAGAGGAATTAGAATGAAAGTAGCATTCCATTCAGAACAGCTGGATTTTCGTGGTTCGTCAATAACGCTGCGTGATTACGCCACTTACAACGAAACCATTCTGGGAAATGAGTCGTATCTAGTAATCAATGGGGCAAGCCCCAACGAGTCTTTACCCGCCTTCAAAGATAGGTTTCCAATACTGCTGTATGACCACTTCGGTCAAACAGAGCAATTCGTGAGAGATAACGGAATAGACGTAATCTATTATTTGAAGTCCGGGCAGAATGATGGGAAACTGGTTTCCGGCGTTAAGAATGTGGTCCATGCTGTCTTTTGGTTTTATCAACCGCATGGTGAAGTTTACGCATACGTTTCAGAGTGGTTGGCTCGAGCAGCTTCAGGAGGTCAATGTCCATTTGTTCCTCACATCATTACTATGGACGCTAAAGGCAAGGGAGACTATCGTGAGTTTCTGAATATACCAAAAGATGCATTGGTATTGGGATATATGGGAGGGAGAGATAGTTTTGCACTTCCGTTTGTGCACGAGGCGATTCGTGAAATTGCTCAGTCCCACAAGAACATTTACTTTCTGTTTATGAACATTGACCCATTTGCGCCGCCGTCGCCGAACATACTTCATCTTGAAGGTACGTCAGATATGGACAAGAAGGCGGGATTTGTCAACACTTGCGACGTGTGTATTCATGCTCGCATAGGCGGAGAAACCTTTGGCTATACCATTGGGGAATTTTCGATAAACAACAAGCCAGTTCTGACATACAGTGGACATGATCACCGAGCGCATATTGAGATGTTGGGAGACAAAGCAATACTTTACCACGACAAACAGAGTCTCATTGATATCGTTACACACATGGATAGAGATGAGTTAGTTAAGGGAGATTGGAATGCGTATTTGTGGTACAATCCAGAAAACGTGATAAGGAAATTTGAAGAGGTATTTTTACTATGACAACAATTCTTGTAACGGGTGGTTCTGGCTTTATAGGTTACAACTTTCTTGAGTACATTTATCGAAATACTAATTGGAACGTTATCTGTGTGGACAAATTGACGTATGCGGGAGCCACAATACCTAATTGGCCTGACCGATGCACCTTTTATCAGGCAGACATTGGCGACTCGCCCACCATTCATATGATGCTGAAAAATCACAGACCTGATATCATTGTCAACTTTGCAGCAGAGACTCATGTAGATAGAGCTATAGCTAAATCTAAGGTGTTCATTGATACGAACGTGGTGTCAACGTATAACTTTATCGTAGAAATTCAACGATATCACGATGAAGGCAACGAAGATGTAAGGTTTGTTCATGTGTCTACTGATGAGGTTTTCGGCGATCTGAAAGCAGACCAAAAGGAATCGTTTACTGAAGAAAGCCCGTACAAACCCAACAACCCATACTCAGCTACTAAGGCAGCCGGTGACCACTTGATTAGGGCGTTTCGTAGAACTTACGGACTACCAGCAATACTCACCAATTGCTCTAACAACTATGGGCCGTATCAATTTCCAGAGAAGTTCATCCCTGTTATTATTCTGAAGGCGATGCATGACAAGCAAATTCCCGTGTATGGTGCTGGAGCTAACGTTAGAGATTGGATTTTTGTGGAGGACCATTGCTCAGCGATTCACACCGTTTGTACTGATGGGGTATTGGGAGAGAGGTACAACATAGGTTCATCGAATGAAATAGACAACTTGAGTCTTGTCAGAACTGTACTCAACATTATGGATAAGCCGTACAGTTTAATCTCTTTCGTTAAGGATAGGCCGGGGCACGATTTCAAATATTCAATGGACGCTGGGAAGATACGGAACGAACTGGGGTGGGCAGCACAAACGCTATTTGAAATCGGACTAAATACTACAATACAATGGTATCACGATAATTTGGAGTGGGTTAAGAAATGCGTACACTTGGAATCATTTTAGCAGGCGGACGGTCAACTAGACTGTATCCGGCCACATTAGCAATTACGAAACAACTGCTGCCGGTATTTGACAAACCACTAATCTATTATCCTCTAACTACTCTGATGCTGTTGGGGATACGAGACTATGTGATTATTACGGTTCCATCAGAAAAGCCTCAATTCCAGAAGTTGTTTGAGAACTCTCTTGAGGAACTGGGTATCAACATAACATTTGCTACACAAGAAAAGCCAGCCGGCATTGCGGATGCTTTTAACGTGGCCAGAGAATGGGTGAACATTAACGATTACGATAAGAATGTATTGATTCTTGGTGACAACATATTCTATGGTGCGTATATGTCTAAGCTGTTGTCTGATTTGATGGCGAAAGATTCTGCTTGTATAGTTTTGAAGAGAGTCAGCTCGTCAGAAGCTCATAAGTTTGGCATTGCCGAAATAAATGATGAACAACTAGTCAACATCGTAGAAAAACCTATTATCACAAGTAGAGAAAATTGGGCTGTGACTGGACTTTATTTCTATCCGCGGGATGTATATGACAGAGTTGCATCTTTAACTCCATCAAGCAGAGATGAATTGGAAATAACCGATCTCAACAATTTATACATAAGAGAAGGGCAAATGGACTACGCTAAATTGCTTCGTGGAATTATGTGGTTTGATACGGGTTCTCCGAAGTCTCTATTAGATGCGGCCCATCTTATACAAGGCTTACAGCATCAAGGAATAATGGTTGGTAGCCCTCATGAAATTGCATACAACAATGGATGGATTGGTCGAGCTAGCTTAATTGCGACCTGCCGGAAAATGACTATCAATTCAGAGTACGGAAGATATCTAAACGAGGAGATTCTGTGACTGTACCAATGGAAGCTATAGAGAAGTTGTTAAAAGACCACTCTCCTAAATGGGCGTGGAAGAATGACAACTTTGAACCAGGAAAAACGCCGGTATACTACTCTGGCCCGTTCTATGATCAGAACGAGTTGAAGATGGCTATAGATGCGTTTCTGAATGGCAAGTGGTTAGCATCGGGCGAACATGTTCATAAATTTGAAGTGGCATTTTCCAAGAAATTCAACTCCCTATTTTCAGTTATGGTAAATTCGGGCAGTTCAGCTAATCTAGTAATGTTAGCGGCTCTCAAGAAGTATTTTGGATGGGGTGATGGAGATGAGATTATCGTATCTCCAGCGGGATTCCCTACAACGATAGCCCCCATTGTTCAAAACAAGTTGACGCCAGTATTTGCAGACATTGAATGGGAGACATTGAATTTCGACCTTGAGGAAGTAATAAAGAAGATATCGCCGCGGACTCGAGCCATCTTTGTGTCGCCTGTATTGGGCAACCCACCAGATATGTGGAAACTGGCCGATATAACTAATAGCAAGAGAGGCCAAGAAATACTTCTCATAGGTGATAACTGCGATAGTCTTGGTTCAAAGTGGGGTGGCAAGTTACTTGGAGATTTCTATTTCTGTTGGTCGTCTTCTTTCTATCCGGCACATCATATAACCACCGGAGAAGGTGGAATGATTAGTGCAAACAACGAGAAATTCACTAAACTATGCAGAAGCATTTCTTGGTGGGGAAGAGATTGTTACTGCGTCGGGGCGGGCAATTTACTACCTTGTGGAACGTGTGGAGAGAGATTTAGCAAATGGTTGGACAATTACGATGGGGTGGTTGACCACAGATACCTCTTTTCGTCAATGGGATACAACCTAAAGCCTCTGGACTTGCAGGGAGCATTGGGCCTGGCACAACTGAAAAAGGTAGATGAGATAACCCGCCGCAGAAACACACACAAGCACATCATCGCTGGGTTTGTTGAAAAACATATTGATATTTGCAGTGTGGTTTATAATCTGCCCCAAGCAGAGCCGTCGTGGTTTGGCATCCCAATGATTGTAGACCCATCTTACAAGAACCGTTTGCAGCAACACTTTGAAAGCAATAAGATACAAACCAGAAACTACTTTGCTGGAAACATTCTGTTGCACCCAGGCTATTCGCATCTTGGTTATTACAGAGAGTACCCCAATGCTAACCGTGTGTTAGATGAGGTTTTCTTTCTTGGGTGCCCGCCCCACTATGACGTAGAGATTCTAAGATACATTGATGAGGTGTGTTCAAAATGGAGAACGTAAACGTTTTTGGTGGATCTGGCTTCATTGGATCTGAGTATGCTGCGAAGTACCCGTGCGTACTCAATGCAAGAAACAATTACCGCCCCCAAACAAGCAACATCCTATATTTTATTTCAACGATAGACAATTACAATGTCTTCAAAGATTTGCAAAAGGACATTGACACGAACCTCAAGACACTGATGGATGTGATCGGAAATATTGAAAATCCAGAAGACACCACATTCAACTTCATATCATCGTGGTTTGTGTACGGAGATACAGACTTGCCTGCTAAAGAAGATGGTTATTGCAATCCCAAAGGATTCTATTCCATCACCAAGCGGGCAGCTGAACAACTTCTCATTTCATATTGTCAGACCGTGGGAATGGAGTACAGAATACTTAGACTCGCCAATGTTGTTGGAGCTAATGCTTCTAAAGTATCAGTTAGAAGGAACGCTCTTCAGTACATGATAACACAACTGAAGATGAATGAAACCGTCAATCTATATGAGGGAGGATATGTGACTAGAGACTTCATTCATATTGACGATTGTATAAATGCCATTAACTTGGTTATAACCAAAGGCGAGTTGAACACAATATACAACATCGGCACTGGATATCCGACAATGTTGTGGGATGTTATCACCGACGCCAAGGTTTTATTGAAGTCGAGTAGTCCAATAGAGGCAGTGCCAACTCCGGACTTTCATAAGATAGTCCAAGTGAAATCTATGTATATGGATGCTACAAAGTTATTCAGCCTAGGCTTCACACCGAAATACAAAACCTCAAAAGAATGGCTCCCGGAACTGATATGAACATCCTATATGTAGCACCTCCAATTCCTGATTTTCTGGCAGACAGTGTTCTGCACGGACTTCGTTCGCTTTTGGGCGACACGGTAGTAGATGTACCAAAGGCAGAGCAGATGTACCAGTATGCTCCGCCTAAATCGTTCCACGGCCGAGGATTTACTCTGTACCGGACTCTGCATGATTCTCAGATTGACAGAACGGATATCGGAGGAAAAATCAAAAGCAAATTCTTCGACCTAATTATATATGGTTGTGTGAACAGCTGTTATGCGGAAAATGAGCATCTGCACTATTGGGAATTGGTAAAGGAAAACTACCCTATCAACAAGATTTTTCTCATTGATGGTGCCGATCCTACAAACGTAAAGGATTATTTGATTGGCGAAGGAATCTACTTCAAGAGAGAGATACCCGACGATTCGAAATGGGGGAGCAGCCTGGTTCCAATTTCGTTTTCCATTCCCCGAGAGAAGATCTCCAAGGGCGGAGTCAATAAGACTAGATTGATAGCGCCACTGATTCCGGGTGCAGCAAGCACGTATATCTATAATGATGAGCAGGCATACTACCAAATGTACCAAGAGTCAATGTTCGCATTGACATGGAAGAAAGCTGGTTGGGATTGCATGCGTCACTACGAGATTATGGCTAACGGAACATTGCCGTTGTTCTTGGATATTGAGAATCTACCACAACACACAATGGTTCCATTTCCACGCATAGCAATGAAAACAGTGTTGAATTTGCCTGGGTTGCATATGGGAAAATTTGACCCCCGTATGACTTTTGAGTACGATGACAGAAACACCATAACCAATGTAGATTTCACAGAGTTCATTTTTGATATGAAAATGTGGGACGAGTATGTTAACGTGTCTCAACAGACCCGTCAGTATTTGTATAACAATCTTACCACCGAAAATGTAGCGGAAGACCTATTGGAAAAGGCACAGTAATATGACGCGAGTTCTTGTAACTGGTGGAGCCGGATTCATCGGTTCCCATACAGTAGATGCACTGTTGGAACGTGGATATGACGTGCGGGTATTGGATTCTCTTTTACCGCCAGTACATGACGGAAAGGTGCCATCATATCTATCATCCGAAATAGAATTCATTCACGGCGATGTACGAGATAGAAATGTGATGCGGCAGGCACTTAATGGAGTGTCTGTAGTGTATCATATGGCGGCGTATCAGGACCATCTGCCTGACTTTTCTACATTCTTCACTACCAACTCTGGCGGCACAGCACTTCTATACGAGTTAATTGTAGCGGACAGAGGAAATGTCGAACTAGTGGTGATGGGTTCATCACAGGCTGTCTATGGTGAAGGCCGTTATTGGTGCGAGCAGCACGGCACCATCTATCCAGGCCCACGGTCACCAGAACAACTTGAACGAGCCTCATGGAACCATCTCTGTCCTGAGTGTGTAGCCGAGATACAACCGGAATGGACTCCTGAAGAAACCATGAACCCGCACAACGCTTATGCTTTTTCGAAACGTGACCAAGATGACATGGCCAGAGCGTTTGGCGAGAGATACGGCATCCCGTCCGTGGCGTTCCGATACTCCATCGTTCAAGGGCCACGGCAGTCATTCCGAAATGCATACTCAGGCGCACTACGATCTTTTGTGGTTTCTGTATTGAACAACGCGAGTCCAGTTTGTTTTGAAGATGGGTGTCAGTTGCGTGACTATGTGTCGGTGTTTGATGTTGTGTCGGCCAACTTGCTGCCTCTGGATAATCCAGAAATGCATGGTCAGTCTTTTAATGTAGGTGGTATGCGGCAGGTGACCGTGCGAGAATTAGCTGATATGGTTATCAACCAATCTGGGCTAGGTTATTTGGTGCCTGAGCCAGTTGTGCCGAGCTTGTACCGCATGGGCGATACCCGCCACATTTTTTCTGACGCATCAGCTCTCACTAAGTTTGGGTGGTGTCCGTTAGAAAGCCAAGATGCAATCGTTCTCTCGTATATAGAATGGGCTTGCGAACAACCAGGCCTTAGAAACACCTATCTTGAAGCGGAAAAACGAATGCGCGAACTAGGAGTATTACGAGAGGCATGACAATTAACAATGAGGAAAACTAAATGCCAATGAACGTAGATGGAATTGACTTTCACGGAGATGCTCCTGACGAAGCATATTTTGTGATGGAGGATGGTGCTAAACTGATTAAGGGCGTACCAGGATTGACGTGCGAGATCGGAGTTCGCCGGGGATTGGGAAGCGCCACGATTATGAGTTCGTGTCAACACAATGATGACAAACGAGTGCATGTGGGAATTGACCCGTGGGGTAACATAGAGTACCACGACCACGGTGGATATCGTAGGATAGACTATACCAATGAAATGAAGCGAGAAACTCTACGAGACTTGTACAATTGGTGCTCTATAACGAACCAAGAATTTCTTCTGTTTATTATGAGAGATGTGGAATTTTTCGAGCGGTTTGCTACTGGTATTCCCGTTCACGACTACACATCTTCGGTAGTCAATGAATACGCATACGTCTACTTCGATGGGCCGCACAATAACGAGTCGGTTCAAGTGGAGATTGAATTCTTCGAAGCCCGAGCTCCTGTGGGTGCAGTATTTCAGTTTGATAACACAGACCAATACGATCATACCCTGATTGATAAGTGGTTAGTGGATCATGGTTTCGAATTCATTCCATTAGGAGAAGGCGGCTTATGCTATAAGCAATCGTATCAGCGAAAAAGCAAGTGAGGTAGATTATGAAAGTAGAAATCAGCAACGGTGACTTATTGGATAAGATGACTATTCTAGAAATCAAACTGAATAAGCTTGCTGAAGGGCCAAAGAAAGAGAACGTTCAACGAGAACTGGCGTGTCTGCTAGATTCAGCGATAGAGAATTCTCTAGATGAATGGTTGCTCAGTGACGACTACAATGAGCTTTTAGAAGTCAACTCTGCTCTTTGGATTATTGAGGACAAGATTAGAGAGAAGGAAGCCAAGCAAGAATTTGATGAAAACTTTGTTGAGCTGGCTCGTTCCGTTTATTTGATAAATGACGACCGAGCTGCTATCAAGCGCAGAATCAATGAGGAAACTAAATCGTTACTTGTAGAAGAAAAAGAGTACACCGATTATACTAAGGCGGAGACAGATGAGAGCACTGATTAAACCGTATGGTTTTATGGGCGATGTGCTGTTTGCTAGCAGCGTTGCCAAGAAACTCAAAGAAGAAGGGCAGTTCGAAATTGTGGATATGTCGTGTGGAATTAGACAAGTTGAGAAACTACTTAATCTGAATCCTTACATTGATAACGTTATCATGCTAGCTTATCCTTCACATCATCCGCTACATGGAATTCACATCAGCGGTTATGACAAGGAATTTGAGCTGACGGAGACTCGCAAGGACATTCCACCGCCTCTACAATTCCAAAGGGAATGTGGGGTACAAAATCCCGATACAGAATTCGAGATTTGGACTGACCCCGAACTGGACGAGAAGGTGGCAGAGACATATCCCGACCCGTTCACTGCAGTTATGCAATTAGATAGCTGGAGAGCAAAGGCGTATGGGTTCACTCTAGAGGAATACACTAAGGGAATAGATGTTCCGTTTAAGGGATACGGCGGCAGACTGAGAAACACAGAACGCATTGTTTCAGATTTGGCTGAAGAATTTACTTTGGTTGAGGTAGGTTTGGTACCTGGTATCACCACTACTGACGTGTCACGCAGATGGGGTACGGAGGAAGATGTTTACCGATCCCTTCTGTGGGATACATCGGTCATAAAGAGAGCAGAATATTTCATCGGCGCCGAAGGTGGATTGGCTAATGTTGCCTGTGGAGTAGGAACAAAAACAATATTGACGAGTGATTTTGTGTGGCAACTCTATGGTATCAACGGTGTAATCAAGAAAATTACAGAGCCAAAATTAGGACCACGATATTATTTTCCTGACGCCGGACACATTGATCTAAATCCATATTTAACGGACGGAGAAGTTACGAACGAAATGTTAGCGGTTTTTGGGGGAGAAAAAACAGCAGGAGATTTTAAGTATGATTGGTTCCATTTATGAGATAACAAACAAATTGAATGGAAGAAAGTTAATAGGGCAAACGATACAAAAAGATCCCCGTGGTAGGTGGCGAGCCCATCGGTCTAAACTTCGCAGCTGCGTGCATGAGAATAGGCATTTGCAAAGAGCGTGGAATAAATACGGTGAATCTAACTTTGAATTTAATGTAGTGTGCGAAGTTGATACCATAGAAGAATTGAACAAGGAAGAGACTACAAGAATAGCCGCCGATAAGAATGTGTATAACATATTGCCGGGTGGTGAAAATGGTTCTCTTCCTTAGATAACGAAGCGAAGAATAAGTTTAGCATTGCGCGGCAAGCCTGGTCCGTGGTTAGGAAAAAAGAGGCCTGCACTAAGAGAACTTAATAGAAAAAGATTATGGACAAAAGAAGCGAGAGAAAAGATAGCCGAAGCTAACCGCCGACGAACTGGAAAGAAATGTCCAGCACAGAGTGAAGCTGTGAAAAATAGATTGAGAAACAAAAATGGGAGATTTACAAATGCCCGGATTCAAAGTCCTCTATAAGATTTTCTGCGTTAAGTGTGATTGGTTTGTTCACCGCCAGACCGATAGAGGTATATGGGGTAAATTGATATGCTGTCCAACTTGTGGCGGCCCAACAGATGCATTTAAGGAATAGAATATGGAAAAACGTAGAGCACTGATTACTGGTATCACGGGACAGGACGGTAGCTATTTAGCCGAACATCTTCTTGCTAAGGATTACGAAGTTTTTGGAACGATTCGCCGAAAGGCCGTCCAAGAAGAAGAGTTGGGAAACTCTAAACATCTTGAGAGTGAAATCAATTTTGAGTATGCAGATGTGACTGATAGCGCCTCTGTTAGAGCAGCAGTGGAAGCATCAAACCCACATGAAGTTTACAACCTAGCAGGCCAGAGTCAAGTAAGAATCAGCTTTGATATGCCGGTATATACAATGCAGGTTAATGCCCTCGGAGCATTGAATGTATTAGAGTCGTGTAGAGCACATAACAATAACATTAGATTTTATCAGGCTAGCACTTCTGAAATGTTTGGCACCTCGCATGAAAATGACAAGTCACAGAACGAAGACACCCCGATGCGTCCAGTAAGTCCTTATGGCGCTGCCAAATTGTTTGCACACAATATGGTGACCAGCTATCGTAAAGTATACGGCATGTTCGCCACCAGTGGAATTCTGTTCAATCATGAATCTCCGCGCAGAGGATCAGCGTTTGTGACACAGAAGATTGTACAAGGTGCCGTATCCATCGCAACGGGAAATTCGGAAACGCTCGAGCTTGGAAACCTTAAGGTGGCGCGAGATTGGGGACACGCGTCAGACTATGTGAAGGCTATGTGGTTGATGCTTCAGCAAGAGCAGCCGAATGATTTTGTGATTGCTACTGGCGAACCACACTACTTAGAGGATTTCATTATGCACGTATTCGGTAGGTTGCAGTTAGACCCGAAAAAGCATATAGTAATGAATCCGAAATTTGTTAGGCCCAACGAGATTTGGTATCTTAAAGGTGATCCAACTAAGGCGTTTAATATATTACGTTGGCGACCGATGTACACCTTTGAGGAAATGGTAGACGAGATGCTAATTGCGGCGTGGGATGAAACTGGCTATCCACGTCTAGAAAACTGGCCTATTGAGGTAGTAATATGAGTAACAGCAGACCACCCGTAGTATTGATCACAGGCGCAGCGGGCCTAATGGGTTCACGCCTCGCAGATTATATTGTGGAGCACGTGCCAGGCGCAACTATCATCGGCATTGATGACTTGAGTGGCGGTTTCATTGAGAATGTAAATGAGAAAGTCATCTTTTTTGAATGCGATGTCTCTGCTAGCGAGTCAATGAACGCAATTTTCGAGAAACACAAGCCGGATTATGTATTCCACTTCGCCGCCTATGCAGCTGAGTGCTTGAGCCCGTTTATCCGCCGGTATAACTACATCAACAACTTAGTTGCCACGGCGACCATCATCAATTGCTGCATTAAGCATAAGATTGACCGACTGGTGTTTACGTCTACGATGGCGGTCTATGGTGATGGCCAAGCGCCGTTTCGTGAAAACGATTTGAGAAATCCGATTGATCCTTATGGTGTGGCAAAGGCCGCCTGTGAACGAGACATTGAAATTGCAGCTGAACAACACGGTCTAGACTATTGTATTCTCAGGCCACATAATGTGTATGGTGCCAAACAGAACATCTGGGACCCGTATCGGAACGTCATTGGTATCTTCATGTACAAGGTTCTCAAAGGTGACCCGGTCACTGTGTTTGGTGACGGCGAACAGAAGAGGGCGTTCAGCTACATTGATGATTCGCTAGAACCAATGTGGAAAGCAGCATGGAAGAAAGAAGCGTCAGAGCAGATAATCAACCTAGGCGGCATTCACGAATACAGCATTAACGATCTGGCACAGACAGTAGTTGATACTGCGTATGAATTAGGTATCAATACAGACAACTCGCCCATCATTCACCTACCACCACGGCATGAAGTGAAGTATGCGTTCTCTACTTACCACAAGTCTCAAGAGATTCTTAACTTTGAGCATCGTACTGATTTGTACGAGGGAGTCAAGAAGATGTGGAAGTGGGTTTTGGAACAGCCGGAGAGAGAAAGAGTCATCTGGACTAACTACGAGCTAGACAGCGAACTCTACCCATACTGGCGCCAAGATGCTTTAGAAGATGGCTACTGGAAGGAAGTTGCGGAGCTTGACGGCGAGAAGATGAGAGAAATCATATGATATACGAACGGAGCGGTCAAAAGGTGGTATTCATTCGCATACCGCAAACGGGCGGAGTTGACATAGACAACTGTTTGAGACTGATAGGATTTACACCCCAACCATTCTTGCACTCTTATCCCGTTGCAGGCCACTATCTAACATACAAAGAATTGCAGAGAGCTATCCGTAAGGCTGACCCCGACAAAGCTATGGATATGGAGGATTACTTCTCTTTTGCGTTTGTTCGGAATCCATATGAGAGAATAGCAGCACAGTGGCTATCTAGTAGTGACAAGAGCGTAGAATTCAAATCGTGGGTGCTATCCCTTCCAGAGCAATTTGAAGATGACCCATATGCACATGAATCTCACTTGCGACCGCAAGTAGACTTTCTCTCTCCACACATCAATCGGATTGGAAGGCACGAGAACATTATAGGAGACTATCTTTCCATACTGAGTGATATGGGTATTTTCGGAACGGAAATGGCATTCCCGTTTGAACCGACGATTGACTACCATGATTTATACGACGACGAAACAAGGGATGTGATACTTCAGATGTATCACATGGACTTATCACAATTTGACTACAGATACTAATGCTTAGCGCAATTATTCCAACGTATCGGATGCCTGACCACTTAGACCTCTGTTTAAGATCAGCAGTCGAGAATAAGGTTCGAAAGGATACAGAGATTGTAGTCGTGGTGGACGGTTATCCCGAAGAATCACAGCAGGTCATAGAAAAGTACAAAGACAAAATTGGAATTTTGAATCTTCCACAGAATCGGGGGATGCAATACGCACTCAATGTGGGCGTAATGAACGCTAGCAACGAGTTCGTATTCATCATGAACGACGACAATGTATTTGGGAATAAATGGGATGAAAGAATTTATGCGGGTATCTGTGGAACTGAGTCTCCCGAAAATATGGCACTCACCGTTAACCAAGTGGAAGCTGTTCCGAGCATATTCAACTTCACTGTTAATGATCTGGGGCGCAAGGCCTCGGAATTTAAGTATGATGAATGGCTAACCTTTGAGAACGAAATTGCGGTTACCAAAAGAAGCGATCCAAAGAGATATACGGAGGATGGCCGTATTTTTCCCTTTGCCATTAGCAAGCGGTGGTATATGGCAGTAGGTGGATTTGACACATTTTATCAGAGTCCGTTTTGGTGTGACGTGGATTTTTGGCTCAAGTGTGAACTTACAAATCAATTAAAATTTGTGAGATACTACGGCGCGCATCTTTATCACTTCGGAAGTATCGCCACAAAGAACCGTGGCGATGCAGAATCAGAGTTATTTAAAAGAAGCGAGGGAGAAGCGGTACAATCCTTTATGTACAAGTGGGGGTTTATCCCTAACTTAGTTGATAACTCACGATTTAGAGCGAACGCGAAGTCGCCTATTGACACAACCGTTAAAGGGATTAGATTTAAGTAAGATATTCTGTCGAGGATGAATTACAAATGAAATATGAATTAAGATGGTGGGCCACCAAAAAGGAAGTGCGTAAAACGGCCGACGGTTACGATCAAGTAAAAATAGACATTGGTGGCGACACGCAATGTGCCGACTTCAAGTCATTACGGGACGATACAATTCGTAAACTTGAGGAAATGGAAGACTATTGTTACATAGAACTCAAAGTATTACGACTAGGAGAAGATGCATGACGTGTATAGTGGGAATAAAAGAGGGAGAGAAGATTATCATTGGAGGTGATTCGTTCGGCGGATCGGAGTATCACTACCAAAGAGTATCTGACCCGAAAGTGTTTATGTCTGAGGTAGAGTGTGCCGGAGAAGGAACAGAGTATTTGGTGATGGGTGGGTGTGGAAGCTTTAGAATGTTGCAGCTCTTGAAGTATTCATTGCAGATTCCTAAGTTTGATCCTGATATGAATATCAATGCGTGGATGGTTGAAGTTTTTGCAGAGTCCTGTAGGTCGTTGTTCAAAGAACGCGGACTCACTCAGCTATATCACGAACAAGAGGAGCAATTCGCAGGTGTGTTCCTAATCGGTTTCAGGGGCTCTTTGTTCACTCTCCAAGAAGATTTCGCAGTTATTGGTTGGAAGAACGAAGAACACGCAACAGGCGCTGGAGAAGAGTACGCTCTTGGTAGTCTCTTTTCTACTAAAGGTAAAATCAAGTCCGCTAAAACCAGAATCAAAACAGCATTGGATGCAGCGGCGGAATTCTCTCCAATGGTGGTTCCACCACACGCATTCGTTACAACAGAAGGAGATTCAGGATGGCTGAAGTAATTGGACTAAGTGGGTTTGCCGGTTCGGGAAAAGATTTTGTATACCTCAACTACTTGAAGCCTCAGGGATTCTTTCAAGTATCACTAGCTTGGCATTTCAAAGCCGATCTCATTGGCAAGGGAGCATTGACATTCGAAGAGGCGTTTATCACGAAGCCTCCACATATACGGACGATGCTACAGATGGTGGGAACGGAACTTGGTAGAGTAGTTTACGGTGATGGGGTATGGTGTGATACGCTCAAGGCATGGATGGATATTTTCGAGTATCACTGGGGAGTGACTAGATTTTGCATTCCTGATGTTCGTTTCTGGAGCGAGATAGGTTTCATCCAGGAGGACTTGGCTGGTTACGTTCTTCGCATCAAGGCGCCGCACCGCTCAGGCTGCACAACGCTTGACGCAACGCAGAGAGCACATCTGTCAGAAGCAGAGATGTTAGAGATGGAAGATGAAGTATTTGACGACATACTATTCAATGACGAAGGCGATCCAGATTTAGATCTACAACTACATGAGATTTTTCAAAGGATTGGGTGGGAATATTCAGACGAAGATAGCTAAGGATATGCACTAAACTAATTTAGATGGGGCCACCTTAATGCCATGCTTTTGAGAATAGGCATTTACTATGTGACGAGCCGTCCTATTTGCAGGATGGCTCTTATCATATCTGAGAGCGGTAGCCACTAGAATCTGGTTGCCTGTTTCTGGATTTTTGATTTTGGTTTGAAGCAGTTTCTTGATAACTCCGCGCTTGGACTCAAGAGCTTTTCCTTTCTTTTGCTGTTGAGTTTGTTGTTGTCGCTTCTGAAACCTTTTCTTCGCCTCGTTGGGAATAGGCTTAGAAGGCCGTTCTGGATCTGGATATGAATACATTTGAGGAACCAAGTGGGCCATTAGCTTATCTCGTTCCTTTTGATCCTTACCCATCGCCCAGATATATTTGTGCTTACCCTCTGTGCGGCGCCAATCTAACTTCGCCCCTCTCAACTTGGGATTCTGCTGAAGCTTCTCAAGAGAGACAGTCCCGTAGGCATTCTTGACTGACATACTATGAGCTTCAATAGCCTTGCCGGTTTTGGGATCACGGATGACAAGCACCTTCCCGCCTGCTTGTGGGCCAAGGTACGCTGCGTTAGTGGCCTTGTAGACACCTCCCTTATGGCCAGCTTCAGGGTCAGCGTAACTCAAAATGGCATGAATGGGCTTACCATCTTTAGTTCGTCCGTGTTTGCTGATGTACTCATTTCCTTTGGCGACTACCATGCTACCAAGATTGTCAACGGCTCCCTTTGCCTCATCTGTTGTGAACGCACGAAGCAGTTCTAGAACTTGGTTGTTCTGCATCATGGGTTGATTGTTTTCGTCACGGAAAAGAGATGTGCCCGACTTGGGGTAAAGAGGAAGTCCATAAAGTAGAGTACCGACTAGTTTCCCATTGAGATAAACTCCCATCTTATGTCGCACGGCCGTGGGCCACCTTTTGATATAATGTTGGTTGAGAATCCAATCTTTTATCTGTGGAAGTTCGTTATCCGCAATTGGTCTAACATCAATATCTGCCATGGGTTCCCCTATAAATACATTCTATAAGTAGCCGTAATAGTGTGCAGCAGGCTACTTATTACTGTGGTTACTCCGTCTATTTTGGTCGGAAGTGACCACTTTTTTGTATCTGTGAACTTTAACGGAGACTAACATATGGAATTTGCTGAACTTTTATCAGGCCTTATAGTCGTTGCGTCTGGTTTCGTAACCACTCTTGCAGTGACGGTTCTACGCAAGGCTTCAACTTGGGTAGATGGCCTACCGAAAGCGGCAAAACAGGCAATCGTACTTGTCATTGCGTTTGGAGTTACCAAGCTTAACGGACTATTGGGACTTGCACTACCTGTGGACGCTTTGGCGTGGCAGGCAGACATGATAAACACGGCGATTACCGCTGGTCTGGCCTTCGGTGCGTATAATATACTTCCGAAAGTCAAGTAGATAGTTACATAGATTCCTACGCCCTAAGGTTTTGTAAGACTTAACCACTATTTATATCTGTGGTAAACTTATGGCTTGGGGCGTAGTTGTGCCCCTTGGGGAACAGCATGGTTCATTGGGACGTAATCGGAGATGATTTTTTAGTATATCTCCGCGAATCCAAAGCATCTGACGAGGCGAAAAGACGTGGATTAAAAGGGATCGGATACGGTCGTTATGTAGATCCTGCCGATCCTCAGACAGTTGTAGCAAAAACCGTCAATGGCCAATTGGTTATGACTCCTCAAGGAGCAAAACACCCATCCGTAAAGCGGCCTCCATCGCCTGCAAAAAAAGAGCCACAAACTCCTGCCACAAAATTAGACACCAAGCCAGAACCACATGAAACAGATGTAAAGGGACAAAGAATAATCGGTGGAAAAGATAAGACATTGAGAAGTGTTGACACTTCTAAGACGAAAACTTTTCTCGCCTCCCTTAAGCCTAGCAATAAAGAGTTTGCGGTCAAAAACAAAGGTAATTGGTTGACAAACGATTATAAAAAACTCGGAAGAAAATATAAAAGTGGCAAGTTCGCTCCACGGTATGTAGATGTGCTGGAACGCATGCTCAACTCCGAGGCCAGTTCCAGGACCGCCAGATGGTCATATTTTTCCGACATTCCAGGCGGCCAAGGTCGGATTTCTGCACAAGCTGGTGAAATGATGACGATGATGGGCGTTACTATGGACGATGCCGCTGCAGAAAGATTTTACGATGAACTAATCGAACACGTCAAGCAAAACAAGAAACAAAATCCAAAAGGTAAATCTATCGTAGATATATCTTGGATAAAGTCAGCTAGGAATAACAGAAGGGCCATTTTGAATAGATTAAGACGCCAATATGGCCCAGAAGCCGAGGTTGTCAATGCTGCCTGGGATACAGAGGGTGAGGTTGAAGCTCTGGGTCTTCAAAATTATCACGACAACAAAGGTTTCAGCACTGACGTATATTTCAAAGTCAGAACGTCAAAGGGAGAAATTCTTGATGAAGTGTCTTTGAAGAAAGATGTGCACGTTAATTTTCTCAACAGTGGAACAGGAAAGTTTATAGAGTGGGATCCAAATCTTCCAGCACAAATAGATCCGCGAGTGTACAGCAAAAAACAGACTCAAGCTCTTCAAAAATTTACGGCATCCAAACTGAGAAAGATTCAAAATTACATTAAAAAGAATCCTAACTCAGAGTTAGCAAAGACGATGCGCCGCAAGAAAATTACTGACGTATCGAAGCTAGCTCAGATGAAAAGGCCAAACAGAGCTGCACGCAAGGTTATGCTTAAGGCAGTGGTGGATTTGGCGAGGGCGGGTGACCCAACCGCAAAGAAGCTGTTGGGGGCCAGCAATTCTGCACACAGAAAGTATGCAGAAAATGCTGTAATTGCGATTTCCAAAAATAGGCGTCTACAAAAAGGAATGTTAGATGAAATCCGCAATGAGTTTCCTTTGAAGGCAGTAGCAGAGGGCGAAGAATCCATGGCAATTGGTCCGTATTCTATGGACCCGAAAGTTGTGGAGCAACTATTTGGAACTAGAGATTTTGAAATCATTAAAGAAAGGTTGGTTTCTCGAAAGGGCCCGCCTCCATTTATTGCATACCAAGCAGGCCCAAAGAAGTTTATTCCCATTGCGGAAATCAATATTCGTGAAGATGGTGTAGGATATGGTGGATCAATCAAGTTTGAAATGACTCTTGACAACAGATTTGCCAAGGAATTGAAGGAAGCTAATAAAGCTGTATACGGAGCATAGAATGACCAAATATAAAGAGATAGTCCAAAACATTCTTGACGAACAGACCAAGGGTCCCGGCGACAAGAAAAAGACCGACTCCGCGGTGGCAAGAGATGGTGAAGTAAGTCAGCAACAGCAACAACAACCACGCTCTCCATTCCAAGACACAGGGATGGGAGGGGGTAGTGTTGGTGCTGGTGCTGCAGCACAACCACAAGTCGGCCCGGAACCAAACAAGAAAGAGGATGAATACGAAAAGGACATAGAGCAGATCAGTATGCCGATGTTCTTACAGGCAAAGTCGCCTCTTGGAAAGAAAGTAGTCGCTGCATTCGGTCAAGATCAAGAACCGCCGGAGCCTGAGGAGCCGGAATCAGAGGAAGAAAAGGGAAAGGAAGGTGAAGAGAATCCAGAACGTCGAGGCGAAGTTGGTGAAAGTCGGGGACAAAGAGTGGCAAGAACTAGTGCTGCACATCGCATGAAGTCAGACCCAGCATTTCGCAATCGTGTCAAGGTTGCACGTGACACACTCAAGATGAATCCAGCAATGGCTGGCGTGTCGGGCGGTATGACGCCAGACGAAGCTAGCAATTTCCTCAAGACTCACGGACTTAAAGAGGATGGACTCAAGAAAACCTCAGGCAGCACAGAGTGGGGAAAGACAAAGAAAACCAGTAACACAGGTCGTGACATGCGTAGAGCACCAAGAAAGAAAGTGCGCCGTCAAGGTAAGAAGATGGCAATGGGCGAAATTGTTAGGAACATGGTAGGTGAAGCAGCTCCTCGCAATGGAATTCATAAGTCAAGCAGTGACATTCGCAAAGTTGCTGATGAAAAGAAAGAAGTCAAGGACGGAGTAATCTACCGATACGGGAATAAAATACAAGTATGGTGGGTTCGCGATACACTTGGTCGTAAGTTTAGCCCACCCCAAAGTGAAACTTGGACGCTACCAGATATAGGACAAGCGAAACGAAATTTCAAAGATATGGCTTCCCGCTGGAACGAATCTGTTGTAACGGAAGCAGAAAAAACACCCTATGGAGCTCGTCAAACTGACTACCACGAAAAAGAATCTCAAGCACACGGTGAAGCCAAGCGAATGGGATTTGGAAAGAAAGGCTATTATGTTGCGCAGACGCCGTTAGGTTGGGTTGCTATTGAGTACGCCAATGAGTCAGTAGTGATTGAAGCCGAAAAACTTAGCGTCCAATGTCAAGAGTGTGGTAAGAAATTCAAGTCATCTGGTTCCTGGAATGCTAAGTGTCCTAAATGTGGAAGTTCCGACATTGATTTGGCGGAACGACTCAACGAAGCCGGCACCAAGAACTTTGAAGTCAACGCGGTTGGCAACGGTTGGTCATATTCCTCAATCGTCAATGCACCGAATCAGCAGGCTGCAGAACGAGAATTCATGAAGGATGTAAGATTCCGCAGAATGGCTCGTCAGAACAAACAATCCATTAAGGATGTTGAACTATTGACTACGCCAATTAAGGTTGGTGCGTGGGTTGGTGGAGCTGGCGGCATGAAGAGAAAGCCAGGTACAAGTCGTTCCTCTTATCAAAAGCGATGGACTAATGAAGGAGTAGAACCACATTCATTGAGTCACGGTGGTAACATCCGTGTTCCTACTAACCCCGTCAAAACTGATTTAGGTAGAGGTGAACTAACTCAACAAGAGTTGGATATCATTGATAGCCGGTGGAAAGAGATACTAGCATTTGCTCAGAGGGCATTTGCTGGTAAGCCGTATGCGGTAGCGATACGTGCCATCGAAAAGAGATTGGAACGAGCCTACAACATCTCCAACGAGAATTCAGGAACAGTAGCAGCAACAGTGGCCGACATACTCAAGAAAGACTATTCGCCAAAGTCAAGGGCGTTCCAGAAGGTACATCCGAAGACTTCAAAGGGAGCAGTATCTCAGGGCAGCGGCTATATCCCAATGCGTTACCCACCGCATCACAGTATGGGTGCTGTTAAGCTAGGAGCACACGGCAATGCGTAAACTAATTGATTTCTATGCAGACCTACTACTAGAAGCCACCGCAGGCGAGGAAGCAAAGAAACGTGGACTCAAGTCTATTGGCTTTGGGAGATATGCGGACCCAAGCACGAATAAGGTGGTGGCTAAATCGGTGAACGGAAAGTTAGTGGCAGTGAAGCCGCAAAAGGCCGGCAAAAAGACGCCACGGAAAGCAGCACCAGACCATCCAATTGGAAAGAAAATAGGAGTGTCGCTTGCTCACCGCCTGCTGAAAGGTGGCAGGGAAGAGCACATGGAGCTGGTTCATAAACTGGCAAAGCTGCCGCTCAAGAAATTGCGTTCAGCGCAAACTAAGTTGATCCCTGTGCTTCAAAAATTCTACTCAGAAAAGAACATTAAGGGGATGGAGATGGCGCAGCTCGTTGATGATATCCTCGCCGCGGCGGTAGATGAGAACGCGTTCGGAGAAGAAGATAGAAAGGCAGCTGGCATCAAGGGGTCAGGTCCAAGTCCGGAGCGAGCGCGAGCAATGAAAGCAATTCGCAAAGTGTTCGGTGGTAAGGGACAAGTGGGTATGCTTCAAAAGGATAAAGTGATTGATGGACAGAGACAGATATGGGTTGATGTTTCTCGTGCAGCAGACTCGCTCAACATTCGTACTCAATCTCAATACGAAAATTGGTTGAAAAGGAAAGAAAACAAGATGAAAAGGGCGATAGCCGCCAATCCATCGCTTGAGGGATTTGTTCCTGTGTTCAAACAAGGCCCTCGTGGAGGCGGAGTCAGCATCGTATTGGTCAGAGAAGAGGAATGAGTATACTAGAGAAAATCAAATGGACACCGCTTGAGAGTGGTCAATACATTCGAGAAGCGGTGTCCAAGACTACAATTTATGTGCACCACACAGCAGGAAGTGCAAACCCATATGGTGTGCTCAGATGGTGGAA